ACTTGGCTCATTGATGCTGAATTATTCCTTGAAATTTGTTTGAACAGTGAAGGTAATGCTGTTGCTGGTATTAAACAATTACCACCATACTGTACAATGTGTATTTACGATGATGGTTTGTTAAAAGGTTTTATTGAAGATACCAAGATGCTTGACCCAGATAACCAACAAGGTGAAGCTAAAACCTTTACAATGAACCAAATAGCTTATTCTAATTATGGTTTCTGGGGTAACAATAGAAACGATGTTAGAGGTCACCTTGAAGCCGCTGTTAGACCAATTAACCAACTTCGTGCTATTGAAGATGCTTTGACTGTGTATCGTATTACACGTGCACCTGAAAAAAGAATTTTCAAAATCTTTACTGGTAAAATGCCTGTAAATCGTGTTCCAGAATATATGCAGGAACTTCGTGCCAAATATCGTAAACAGTTAACTATTGACCCAGTTACTGGTATGATTAACTGTAATAACAATGTACAGGCTTTCGTAGAAGATTTCTGGTTGGCACAAGATGCTGATGGTCAAGGTTCTACTATTGAAAGTTTCAAAGGTTCTACCGAATTTAATGGTCAGTTAGATGATGTTAAGATGTTCCGTGAACAGGTAGCAGATGCTATGATGATACCATCTGGAAGATGGCAGTCTGCTGAAGGTGGTGGAGCTCAATATACACAAGGTATTGAAGCATTAACTCTTGAAGAAGCTAGTTTCCAAAAGTTAAATAAGCGTCTTCGTAGAAAATTTGCTGATATTATCTATCAGATTTTTATCGTTCATTTGCAAGTTCGTGGATATAAGAGTAAGTTCCTTGATAAAAACATATACAACATTGACCTTGTTCCTGCAACAGACTTTGAACGTATGCGTGACTTGGCTATGGTAGAAAAGCGTGGTGGTGTTGTTGGTGCTTATTCTCAATTCCTTCCAACACTTACAAATGTCAAGCCAGGTTCTGAAGATATGGGTCCTTTGTTCTCTCGTCAATTCTTCCTAGAAGATATCTTGGGATTTACATCTGAACAAAGAATTAGAAATGACAAATTAATTGAAGAAGAAAAGGCTGCATTATTAGCTGCTGCTGACGCCGTTAAGGAAGAAGGTGGTGATGAAGCTGATGAAGATTCTGGTGATGATTTGGGGTTCTAATATAAACGAAGTTATATAAATACTTATATAGATAGGATTTCAATTATGAATTTACAAGATTATTTGAAAAACGAAATGCAGAAAACTGCTCCATTGAATGAGAATACTGCTGAAGCCGGTGATACTGAAGTATTCAAGGGTTCACAGTGGATGGGTCCTCACCACCACAAGTATGTTATCTGGGATAATCTTACTGGTTATGGTTATACCAGCGATGTGCTTGTAGATAATCCAGACCACGAAACCGATTTAGCTTGTGTAGCTTCACACATTCACTTAATCGTAAACTGGGAAGTTTTACCTTTGGGTGATGGTCATACACACAAGTTAGAAAAGCCTTCACAAATCGCACCAGATACTGATATTGGTACTTGCCCAATGCACGTCGCTGTGGTTAAGGACAGTTCTGTTGATGTTAAATAAGTTTAAAGGAGAATAACAATGTCATTATCTAATAACATGAGTGTGTTCACTACTTCCATTAAAAACCAAAGTGATTTAGCCAAAAATTGGCTATTTCAGGTTATTTTTGAATACGAAAGTGGGTCCGCACTATCTAAAATAATTGGTACAGATGATTTTATGCTTCGTGCCAAGACTGCTAGCTTGCCTCAAAAGGAATTTGGTGAACTCTCAACAGAATATATGGGCTCTAAAATAGTTTATCCTGGTAAAGCTACTATGGCTGGTACCTTGGAAGTACAATTTGATGAGTTCCAGGATATGTACATTTCTAAGGCTTTACACAGATGGCAAAACTTACTTTATAATCACGCTTTCCAGAACGATATTGATGCTATTGGTATTACCGGTGGTGCTTCATCAAACTTCTTGAAAGACTATTGTGCTACTGTTCGTGTTGTACTCTATGATTCTGCATTGAAGAGTAAATTACCTATTGAATACAAGTTCTACTATGTTTGGCCTAAGAATGTTGCTACTGTTTCTCTTGGTCAGGAAAGTGCTGAAAAAATTCAGAGAGCAGTTACATTACAATATTCAACTTATGAAATGATTGCAACAGGTGAATAATAAGATAAAAACGATTTAAATAAACCGTGGTTAAAGGCCACGGTTTTATTATTGCCCAGATTTTAAAAATCTGACGAATTTTTTATTATAAATAAATTGTGTTAATCACAAATGTTCATTAATAATTGGAGGAATCACAATGGATAAAATTCTTGAAAAACTTGCCGGTGTTCTTACTGCAGAAGATTTACAGGAAATTAAAGAATCCTTTGAATCAGCTGTGGAAGAAAGACTTAAAGCTAAGTTAGCCGAAGAAACTGATTCCTTAACCAAAAAAGCTGATGAATTTTGTAAACAAAAAATCAAAGAAGCCGTTGATAAAAAGACAGCCGAACTAGAAGACCTTGCCAATAAATATTGCGAAGAACGCTGTGCCAAAATTGCTATGAAGGAACAGGAAAAGTTGAACGCACAGTGCAAGAAGTTGGAAGAAGCCGCTGAACAATATATCTACGAATACTTTGATGAAAAATTCACAGAAAAATATGGTCAGGAACTTCAAGCTCTTGAAGAAAAGGTTATTACCGGCTTAGACAAGTATCTTGAATATAACATCTCCGAGAAGATTAATGACAAGCTCATTACAAAGACTGCTATGACTGAAACCTATGCCCCAATCATTGAAGGCATTCAGCACTTGTTTGAAGACCAGTATGTCCCTATGGACCTCACTGGTTCAAAGAAGCTCCGCGAAGCTAAAGCAGAAAATGCTGAACTTCAAAAGTCTCTTAAAAAACAATTAGCAGAAAACATGCGCTTGATTGATCTTGTTGAAGATTCAAATAAGAAGGCAACCATTGCTGAAAAGACCTATGGACTTGACCCACAACAGAAGGCAAGAGTTCAAAAGTTCTTTGAAAGCAAGTCATTGTCCGAAACCAAAAAAGATATTGACGATTATGTAGAAATGATTTCTGAACAAACAGAAATGTTCCGCACCAATCGTAAAGCTCTTTACGAAAACAGAACTCGTCCCGTCTCCCGTGCTGTTAAAACTGAAAAGGCACTAGAAAGAGATGATATGATTACTGAAAAATACAAGAAACCATCTGATACATCTAATAGCTTTATGAACAAAGCCGCTAGATATATGGATGAAGATTAGTAACCAAACCACACTTGCAGATTTTGCAGATTTCGCAAATCTTGTAAGTTAAAAATTATAAATAAATTATAATACCAAAAACTCATTTAATAGGAGATAATAAAATGAATACAGTTAAAAAGGCATTGATGGAACGCTGGACTACACAAGCCCCTGCAGTTCTCTCTATTGCAAATATTCAGGATAAGTATATCCGTGAAAATATGGCAAAACTCATGGAAAACCAGCGTTATCAAGATGTTGGAACCGCATTGAATGAAGATTTCGGAATGGGCGTAGGCGCTCCACTTGGTGCTGACCAGGGTATCCCTCATGGTGGTGACTCCAAGGCTGTTTTCGCACCAATTTCCTTGGCTCTCGTTCGCCGTGTATTCCCACAGTTGTTTGCTAACGTATTAGTTGGTGTTCAGCCACTTTCTGGTCCTGTTGGTCTTGCTTTCGCCCTTCGTTATGTTTATAAGGATGCAGGCGATCCTAACAAGTTGGTAGAAGCCGCTTGGAAGGCTGTTCCAGAATATTCTGGCTTCTCTGGTTCAACCGCTAACACTTCTGGTGCTCCAGATGCTGGTACCGCTGTTGATACTCAGTCCGCTGAAAGCTGGAAGATTACTGGTGATTATGATGAAATTCAGACTCATAACGATTTCTCAACCGGTATCCGTGGTAAAATCCCAGAACTTGGTTTGATGTTCTCTCGTCAGTCTATCGTTGCTAAGACCCGTAAGCTAGCTGCTAGCTTCTCTCTTGAATCTGCTGAAGATATCAAGCGTATGCAGGGTGTTGAAATGATGACTGAAATGGTTAATGTTCTCCAGTACGAAATGACTGCTGAAATTGACCGTGAAACAATTGCTCGTTGTAAGTCACTCTGTAAGCCAATCTTCTGCCGTGCCGGTGAACAGAAAGATGTTGATGCTGGTATGATCGGTCGTTGGTCTCAGGAAAGATATTCTCGTATTGTTGGTCTCATTATGAAGGTCGCTAACGATATTGCTACTGCTACTCGTAGAAGTGCTGCTAATATCGCTGTTGTATCTCCAGATATGGCTTCTGTTCTTCAACAGGCTGCTCCATTCTTCAACAAGGTAACTTCTGAAGTTAATGGTTCTACTGCTACCCCAGAAATTGGTACTATTAACGGCGCTATCAAGGTTTACCGTGATAACTACGCTGCTAACGGTGTTGGTCAGGACAACGGTGAAGTTCTTCTTGCTTACAAGGGAACTGGTGTATCTGACTGTGGTGTAGTATTCTGCCCATATGTAACAGGTGTTGTAAATCAGGCAATTGATCCTAACGACTTCTCTCCAAGAGTTGGTGTTATGAGCCGTTATGCCTTTGCTAACAATATGCTTGGTGCTGATAACTACTATCGCTTGCTCAAGTTCGAAACCCAGAAGATTTGGGCCGGTGGTGACGATAACTTCGTATTCTAATCTAGCATATTAGAACCACTTTCGGGTGGGTATAGAAATGGTTTTATACCCACCCTTTTTTAACAAACGAATTTAATAATTGGAGATAAACAAAATGAAGAATCCTACATCTAATGGTAATGATTTGTACCAAATTGGAAATGACTACCCACAGGTAGCTGATAAGTACTTTGTTGCTTCTTCTTACAAGGATGGCATCTACACAGAACTCAAGGACGATAATGGATTTAACTCTGTAAAGAGTTCTCTCTATTCCGCTCTTTCTGGTGATGTATTCTGGAATTTGAAGGACTTGAACGGACTTAACAAGAGAGTACTTAATGTACTTCCACAAGACGATTGGAAGGCATTTAGCGGCGATAATGCTTCTGCATTGAGCGGCGACTTGTACTTGTCTGATGATTATGCTACAGGCATTGTCTCAGGCGACCTTGGCGAAGTCTAATCCAATTTAAAACAATAACCTTTAACCGATAAACAGAGTGAATTAATCACTCTGTTTTTCGTATCATACATATAGTATAAAATTATTGTGAGGTGAATATGCAGTCTAGAAAAATTGAAGACGAAAATATAATGAATCAAGGTGGTAACCTTGCAGATATAGCACAGGCTTTGATGCGTCAGCAAAAGAAGAATGATATTCTTCTTAATAAAAGTATGCTTCCTAGTAAAGGTCTTTTATACAAAGGTGATATTTCTGTAAAGAAACTTACAACCATTGATATTAAAAATCTTTCAACAGTAACCACTGATACAGTTGATGGTGTTATGAATGGTATCTTGGCTCGTAATGTTTCAGGCATACAAGTTAACGATATTCTTGTCGGTGATAAAATTTGGTTAATTTTCTATTTAAGAAGTATTACCTATGATGATTACCCATTTGATATAAAGTATACTTGTAGTGAATGTGGTCACAATGGAATATTCAGTATGAAATTTAGTGACCTTGTTGTAAATCAGCTACAAGACGATTTTAAATATGAATATACAATGAAGAATGGTGATGTAATTACTATTGGCTTCCCAACAATCGGAAATGAAGTTGAAACTAATATGGTCTTGCGTGAACCAGAAAAATATAGTATGACTCCAATTGATGAAGAATTAATTAATATCGCAAATTATATTAAGACTCTCAATGGTGTTAATCAGAGTATTATGTCTGCTTACAGATATATTGAAACTCTTGATGCTCCATCATTCTCAAACTTTGCTAATTATATGGCAGATGTGAACTTTGGTGTTAAACCATACATCAATATAAAGTGTGATTGTGGTAATATTATACAAGCTCCTTTGTCATTCTCTGCTGAATACTTTATGCCTAAGATTAAATAGATAAATATATTAGAATAAAGGAATAGGAATTTTAAAGAATGAATAATTACACACGAGTTACTTATCAAGATATGCTTGAAGATTTTACTGC